GACGGAACACGCAAGTGGACGGCAGGAGATGATTGGTTTTACTCCATAGATGCAAAAAATGAATAACAGGAAAATATTAAAATGTCAAAACAACAATATAATTTAAACACAAAGACAGACTATCTAAATCGTAAGATGTTTCTGGACCCAGCAGGCCCAGTTACTATTCAACGTTTTGAAGAAGTTAAGTACAAGAAGATTGCGGACTTTGAAGCTACAGCACGTGGCTTCTTTTGGCAACCAGAAGAGATTAGCCTAAGCAAGGATGCTAACGACTTTAAAGATGCCAGTGAAGCAGTGAAACACATCTTTACCAGCAACTTGTTACGCCAAACAGCGTTAGATAGTTTGCAAGGTCGTGGACCAAGTCAAATCTTTATGCCTGTTGTGTCGTTGCCAGAACTGGAAGCATTGGTGTACAACTGGACGTTCTTTGAAACTAATATCCACAGCAAAAGCTACAGCCACATCATTCGCAATGTGTACAATGTGCCAAAAGATGTGTTCAATACCATACATGACACTCAACAAATTATCGACATGGCGTCAAGCGTGGGTGATTATTATGAAGCACTGCACACTATCAATTGCAAAAAACAGATGGGCGAGCCAGTACAGGAACGAGACCATATCAAAGCAATTTGGATGGCTCTACATGCCAGCTATGCACTGGAAGCCTTTCGTTTCATGGTGAGCTTTGCCACCAGTTTGGCCATGGTGGAGAATAAAATCTTCATGGGCAATGGCAACATCATTCAATTGATTCTACAAGACGAGTTGTTGCACAAGGGATGGACTGCATATTTGATCAACCAAGTGGTCAAAGAAGATGCACGTTTTGCAGATGTAAGAGCAGAGTGTGAACAAGAAGTCTACAACCTGTACATGGATGTGATACGCGAGGAAAAGGCCTGGGCCGACTATTTGTTCAACAAAGGTCCAGTGATTGGTCTCAACGCAAACATTCTCAAAGACTTTGTGGACTACACAGCAGTGGGCGGATTAAAAGAGATTGGTATCAAATACAACAATCCAGCACCCAAGTCAACTCCTATTCCTTGGTTTAACAAACATGTTGATACTAGCAAGAAACAAACAGCACTTCAAGAAAGCGAATCGACTAATTATGTTATTGGAGTTATGAGCGATGCTATTGACTATGATGAGTTGCCTGCGCTATAATAACTAAAAGGAAGAATATGAAAGCAACAGTATGGAGCAAGGATCAGTGTCCTTTCTGTGTGCAAGCCAAGGCACTGTTAGAAAGCAAAGGCATTGAAATTGAAGAACGAAATGTGTCCAATACCTGGACCAAAGAACAACTGTTAGAAGCAGTACCCACAGCCAGAACTTTACCACAAGTATTTTTAGACGATAATTATATAGGCGGGTTCCAAGAACTCAAACGACATTTCGAAAAGGTATAACATGTTTATTTCAAAAGGTTTCGCAGAAGGCGAAGTGGTTACACTCAAACTAACAAGCGGTGAAGAGCTTGTGGCCAAATTGGTTCAAGACGGCCCACTACATTACACGCTAAAAAATCCGCAAGTTATTGGCATGGGACCAAAAGGCCCAGGATTGATGCCTTACTTGTTTACAGTAAGTCCAGACAAGGAAATCAAACTGCAAAAATCCACAGTAACAGTGGCTGAGCCAACTGATGAGCAGTTTGCTAGACAATTTATCGAAAGCACAACGGGAATTGCCCTGGCATAAATATTTCATGCCAGGAATAGCAAGAATGAGCGGAGCAGACTCCGCAACCACAAGTCACCCAGCAGTTGGAAGAAAATGTGCTGCAGCACCAACCGGAACTGCAACTGCGGCCGGCAGTGGCAATGTGTTTGTAAACGGAATTGGAGTGGTGCGCAGTGGAGATCCAGTAGCTAGCCATTCATTTCCAGGTTGCGGCAGTCACGCTCCAGGACTTGCTTCATTCAGCGGAAACGTATTTGCCAACGGTTTAAACATAGGCCGTTTGGGCGATACATATGGTTGCGGCGCCACTATTACCAGCGGCAGCGGCAATGTGATTGCCAATTAAATAGACATTTATTTTTAGCCCCTGTATACTAGATATAAGTACTCTGTACTTCATATAAAGGATTAATAAAATGGCTACAAACAAACACGCAGAATTCACAGCAATCATCGAAGCAATGGAATCAGATTTTGAAAAGTTTTATGACAAGGAAGTTGGCGCAGCCGGCACCCGTGTTCGTAAACACTGTCAAGATTTGGCCAAATTGTGCAAAGAAACTCGTAACGATGTTACCGCAGTTAAGAACGCACGTAAAGAAGCAAAATAATAACATAAATACTGTATGGCATACAGCGACAAGGTCATTGACCATTACGAAAATCCACGCAATGTAGGATCGTTTGAAAAAGATGATCCCACAGTGGGTACCGGTATGGTTGGTGCACCTGCTTGCGGCGATGTGATGAAGTTGCAAATCAAGGTAAACACCGAAACGGGCATTATTGAAGATGCAAAATTTAAAACGTATGGCTGCGGGTCGGCGATTGCAAGCAGTTCTCTTGTTACCGAATGGGTCAAAGGTAAGACACTTGACCAAGCAGGAAGCATTAAGAATAGTGAGATTGCAACGGAACTCGCCCTCCCTCCGGTCAAAATACATTGTAGCATATTGGCCGAGGATGCCATTAAAGCGGCTGTAAATGATTACCGTAACCGACACAGCGTATAAAAAGATCAAACAAAATTTAGATCGCCGTGGTCGAGGTGTTGGCATTCGGGTAGGTGTAAGAACCACAGGATGCAGCGGCTTGGCATACACTATAGAATATGTGGACAAGTATGAAGCTGAACCAGGCGTTACCAATTTTGCTCAAAAAGATTTTGTAGTATTGGTAGATGCCAAAAGTCTAGTCTACCTAACTGGACTAACAATGGATTGGGTTCGCAATGGACTCAATGAAGGATTTGATTTTATCAATCCAAACGAACGTGACCGTTGTGGTTGCGGTGAAAGTTTTCGAGTATAACAATCTTTGACATAGTTCAATTTTGCTAGTATAATACTAGTATTGTTATAACTTTTGGAGAACATTTTGAGTATGCACCTATTGCCGCCTATGTATTCAACTACAGGCAAAAAGAAAGGCAAGAAGAAATTTGCTTCAGCAGAACACGCAAGAAAGGCTAGAGAATTGGACGAAAGTTGGAAAGAACTACAAAAACGTTGGGCCACAGAAGCTGATGATAAGAAACGCAAACGAGCTCTGTCAGCTGAGCCGCTGAAAGGCCATTACAGTTTGGCAATTCCAGAAGGCCGCGGCACAACTCATATTCCCAGCAGAGATACAGGCGGCAATGCCACACTTGCTCCGGCCAAAGTTTATACCGGAACAATGGTAAAAGGTATTGCAACCATGCATAAAAGCAATGCAGTACCGGTTTTCAGCGATGAACAAGCAGTTGACATTTCTCGAATGAGGCGTTAAACTGTGAATAAGTATAAACATAGTGCTTTTCCTTTGTGTGCAGAGGATAATTACTTATTGACCCACAAAGGTTTTGTGGTCAATGACATTTTTTTAGGAGAAACGGAAACAGCCAATCGATTAACAATGACGGTACTAGCGATACCTCATCCAGCGTAAAGGAGACAACAATGATACGCATCATAAAAATCGTAATATTCCTAATAGCATTGGTGCTATTAGCAGGTGTAGCTTATAAAACAGTTACTTATAAACTAGACACACTAAAACAAGCTCGCATGGAGGCGAGTCCAATTACAGCTCAAATGAGACAAACTCAATTAGATTGTCTAGCTCGTAATATCTATTATGAAGCCGGGTACGAGCCTTTTGAAGGCAAAGTGGCCGTGGCACAAGTTACAATTAACCGCGCAGAAAGTGGACAATTCCCAAGCGATATCTGCCGTGTGGTTTATCAAAAGAACATAGTGTACGAAAAAGTACTTTGCCAATTCAGTTGGTACTGTGAAACTGCAACCATGAAGAGACCCATGAACGGGCCAGTATATACAGAAAGTATGGAAGTAGCCAAAAAAGTATTACTGGAGGGGTTCCGGTTACCAAACTTGAAAGATGCTTTGTACTTTCATGGTGATTATATAAACCCAGGTTGGAAAAAAGAACGAGTGGCTAAAATCGGCCGACATATTTTTTATAAATGAGGATAAACATGAACACAGTTGTTGAAAATATTAAAAACGGAATCAAAGATTTGTTTAACTTAGATCTATTGGTTAAAAACATCAAAGAACATGCACCCCATGTGAGTTCAGAAACCATGGGCTGGGTGGCTATTATGTTGCTACATTTGGCCACAATTCCAACTATGATTGCCATTCTAACTGGTTTAACTGAAAAAATGCCGCCAGTAGACATGGTTTTGTTTAGTTGGGCTGGACTATTTTGCTTTTTCCTAAAAGCAACCATCCAAAAAGACTTGTTAAACATAGTTACTATTGGTTTGGGGTTCTTTGTACAAGCCGCCTTGTTGGCCTTGATTGTGTTCAAGTAACGATAAATATTAAATAATTAAGGAGCACTAACATGCCATCAGGATTCCAGAATGACGCAAATCAGCTACAAGCTGAAATGTACAGAGTTGTAGTTACAATGAGTAACACCACATACTACCCATCAGCATCGGGCACAGCAGCTGATAACGGCGGAGTAACGCCCAGCAGTGCAGATAGTTTTGCCACATTGCCAACAACCACTGCCAAAGGGCAAAACCGTGCTAGAGGCAACATGCGTTTCCGTAATGTAGTTAATCGCCTAACAGGATTGAGCGATTGTCAACTTCGCGATATTACCATTACAGAAGCCAACGGAGATGCACAAGCAACCAGTTTGGCATTCACTGTAAACTTTGAGCGTCCTGCTACAATTCCACTAAACGGAGATGTTGTTGGTACTACCACTGTTACAAGAACTGCTATCGACGGATCCACAGCTATCAGCACCCGTGCTATTGCAATCCAAGATGCTGTAGCACAAGGCATTCGAGACACCACAACAGCATTGGTACGTGTTTACGATGGCACCAACACCGCTGATACACAACAGAGCATTTCTGTATCACAAACTGGTGCAACTGCCGCACAGACTCTAGGTACTGTTGCAGTTACACTAATTGATGAATCGACACTTTTCGATTAAGATTATTTGATGATTTTAGCCTGGCTATTACTCCTTACTGGTCTCACCATTTCAGCGGTCGCAATCTATTACTCAGTGATAGGTTTGACCGCTATATTTTCAGCGGCAATGATTCCTATTATCATTATGGGATCAGCATTGGAAGTGGGCAAATTGGTATGTGCCTCATGGCTCAAAGCCAACTGGGAACGTGCTCCACGTTTTATCAAATACTACATGGTCACGGCTGTGATTGTGTTGATGATCATAACAAGCATGGGCATCTTTGGTTTCCTCTCCAAGGCACACAGTGATCAAAGTTTAATCAGCGGTGATGTTGGCAGTAAGATTGCTGTCTATGACGAAAAGATCAAAACCGCAAAGGACAATATAGATGCGAACCGTAAGGCGCTTAAACAAATGGATGAGGCTGTGGACCAAATCATGGGCCGAAGCCAGGATGAAAAAGGTGCTGACAAAGCAGTTGCAGTTCGAAGAGGCCAACAAAAAGAACGTGCTCGTCTCCAAGCTGAGATCACTGCCGAACAGAAAATTATTAGTCAAATATCTGAAGAAAGGGCGCCTATTGCCGCTGAGGTACGTAAAGTCGAAGCTGAAGTAGGACCAATCAAATACATTGCCAAGTTTATCTACGGTGAAAGTGGCGCTGACGAAAACATGTTGGAAAAAGCTGTCACATGGATCATTATTCTTATTGTGGTGGTGTTTGATCCACTGGCAATTATCATGTTGTTGGCCGCACAAATGACCTTTGGCTGGCGCAGTGAAGAGTCGGACACTGCCAAATCAGCAAGCATCAATGACTTTGTGCCACAGCCCACAGAGTTTATTCCCAAAGAAGAAATCAAACAAACACACACAGAAGAAGTTCCAAGCGAAACACCGTTGACTGCACTAGGAGGTGATATAACAGCACCGGAGGAACCAGTGATACCAGGTACCACTGAATCAGAGCTAGACAAATGGAACAAAATGGTAGAAGAAGCCGAACGCGAAGCAGCCCGCTCAGGAGAAACAACTGTAGAAGAACGTTTAGCGACCGGTCAATCTTATATCGACAGTGAAGGCACTGAAAAAACAACAGAGCCTACCAAGCCCGAACCGGACTTGCCTGAAGACGAGTCAAAAAAAAAGACTTACATGATCAAGGACGAAACGGGTCAGATTCAAACCAAAGTACGAGAGTAGAATATGTTCAAAATGAAGAACAAAAATCTCCATCATCGTTGTGGTCAAAAGTCAATTCAAAAACAGACTTTAAACTCAAAGATCAATTGTATGTTGAATACTCATTTGATGAATTCAAAGGACTGACTGTAGATGAAAATGCAGAACCAGAACTTTACTCATTTGTCAATGATATTCGAACCAATGGTCCAAGATTTTATAGCTACACACCGGAACAATTAGAACACTTCGCAAGCAGAATATATGAACTTAGGAAAAATAACCTTAATAACCCCACCTGACAAGTTGTTTAATATGAACATGGCCTATTTGTTGGTCAAGCCCAGCAACCATATCAAACAACAATTTCAAACAATTCTAAGCCAAAGCATAGATGATTTAAATGTGTTTATTTACGACACTGAAGATATAGACACCAGCTGGTTATTGAGTGTGGCCATACAGGTCGATTGTGTTATTATTGATATTGACAACTGCGATTCAATAACACAAAAATTTGTCACATTCATGTTGGCACAGCCCAACGCATACTATATAACTAGTGACGAAATAACTCCATACAAGTTAATAAGTAAAAATCGAATATACAATTTGGATTGGATAGTTGAACAAATTGAAAACCAAGAAGAAGAGGAAGACGATAATGATTCACAAGAAGAGTAAGGGAACTGGTGTTACTGTCAAGGACGGTGAAAACATCAACCAGGCCTTGAGGCGCTTCAAAAGAAAGATAGAAGATGCTGGAACTTTGGATACCCTACGTGCCAAAGAGTTCTATGAAAAACCCACCACTGAACGCAAACGTAAAAAAGGTGCGGCCAAAGCTCGCTGGCGCAAGACGCTCAGAGATCAGCAATTACCTAAAAAAATGTATTGACATACCATTAACGTCTGTGCTATAATTTAAGTTCATAATAAAGAAAGAACTTAATGGCTAAAACAGACATAATGATCGATTTGGAGACACTCAATACTACTCCAGATTCAACCATACTAACAATAGGCGCAGTGAAATTTGATCCGTTCGGAAAAGAACTATCTGAACCCGATATGGACAGTTTTTATGTCAAAGTTGACATCGATAGCTGTGACAGGATTGGACTAACCACAAGTGACGACACCATTGCATGGTGGGCTCAACAAAGCAAGGCAGCACAAGAAGCTGCTTTTGACCCCGAAGGAAGAATTGATATAGAAGAAGCATTTGCTCAACTGTACAAATTCTGCTGGGGTGCAAAACGTGTTTGGAGCAACGGCAGTTGTTTTGACATTATCATTTGCGAACATGTTTTCCGTAAAATCAATCGTGCTGTTCCCTGGAAGTTTTGGGAAGTTCGCGATGTGCGTACTGCATTTGATTTGGGCATCAATCCACAGCGTCCTCCAGTTACAGCTCACCATGCGTTGGAAGATGCATGGAATCAAGCAGTTGGTATACAAAATGTTTACAACACTCTGCGTACCAGCACCACTTCAGGCGGCACATACATCGCGCCATTTGCAAATCAAAGGTAAAACATGGACAGTCAAACAAAAGAAGTAATGGACATTCTCCAAGAAGAGTGTGCAGAAGTTATACAAGCGGTAAGTAAAATCAGTCGCTTTGGCTTGGACAATGTTAAACCAGGCAAGCCCAAAACCAACAGAGAACATCTTGAAGAAGAACTGGGCGACATGTTGGCAATGATTGACATATTGCACAGCATGGATATTGTGTCTTATAACAATATTGAACGTGCCCAGGAAGCCAAGATTGAAAAACTAAAAAAATGGTCAAATATTCAGAATTTAGAGAATATCTGAGATAAATAAATTTGTAAAACGCCGTAAGGGTTTTACACATTCTTGCTTAAATTAAAGGAGAAAATTATGAGCAAAATCATCGGTATCGACTTAGGTACAACAAATAGCTGTGTGGCAATCTTAGAAAACGGCATTGCCAAAGTAATTGAAAACAGCGAAGGTGCTAGAACAACACCATCAATCATTGCGTATACAGATAAAGAAATCTTAGTAGGCGCAACAGCAAAACGACAAGCAGTCACAAACCCAAAGAACACAATTTACGCCAGCAAGCGTCTTATTGGTCGTAAGTTTGACGAAAAAGAAGTGCAAAAAGACATTGGTTTGATGCCGTACAACATTGTCAAAGCTGACAATGGCGATGCATGGATCGAAGCAAATGGCGAAAAACTTGCACCACAACAGGTATCAGCTGAAGTGTTGCGCAAGATGAAAAAGACCGCGGAGGATTATCTTGGTACAGAAGTTACACAAGCAGTTATCACAGTTCCTGCGTACTTTAACGACAGCCAAAGACAAGCTACAAAAGACGCTGGACGCATCGCAGGCTTGGAGGTACTTCGTATTATTAACGAGCCTACTGCGGCAGCTCTTGCTTATGGTGTCGATAAAGCTGATAAAAAAGATAGGAAAATTGCTGTTTACGACCTTGGTGG